ATCAGTTGGCAGAGTGTCCGTATTTGAAACAATGGCTACATAGAAAGAACCTAAATATGCGACAGAATGGTTTACCGCATAAGTATCTGTGTCGTTCCATGTTCCGCGGAATATAAAACTTGGTGGACCAGTTACTCCCGTAGGCCCTGTTGTGCCTGTCGCGCCCGTCGCCCCAACGCCCGTCGCTCCAGTTACTCCAGTTGGTCCAGTCGCACCAGTGATACCTGTTGCACCTGTATCGCCCGTTACACCCGTAGGCCCAGTGATGCCCGTGGGTCCAGTTGCGCCAGTAGTCCCTGTTACGCCCGTGGGTCCTGTATCACCCGTGATACCCGTGGGACCTGTAGCACCAGTATCGCCCGTGGTTCCCGTTACTCCTGTGGGACCCGTTGCGCCAGTTGCGCCCGCAGTACCTGTAGTTCCAGTAATGCCCGTAGGCCCTGTAGCGCCAGTGTTACCAGTAGCACCAGTTGTGCCCGTTGCACCTACGTCACCAGTAGTTCCGGTAGGACCCGTAGCACCAGCAATACCAGTTGCGCCAGTTATGCCAGTTGGTCCAGTTGCACCTGTATCACCTGCTGGGCCAGTAGTGCCGGTTGCTCCAACTCCCGTTGGGCCAGTGGGTCCGGTGTTTCCTGTAGCGCCAGTTGTCCCTGTTGGTCCAGTGGCTCCAGTGCTTCCAGTACTTCCCGTTACTCCAGTAGGTCCTGTCGCTCCAGTTACACCCGTAGGACCCGTAGGGCCTGCATCGCCCGTATATGGAACGAACTTGGCACCGTCAAAACGGAGAATTTGGCCAGATTGAGCGCCAGAAGTATCTACTTCAATGCCATCAATGAATAAAACCGGAACCTTGAAGGTATCGTCAGTTTTGAGAACATTCGCTTCATCACGATATAGATTTACATCGCCAGCACTTGAACCGTCACCCCAGACGAGTCGGCCGCCACCTTGAATTTGAAGTCTTGCATAAGAGTCTGCGTCTACATAAATCGTCAACCCATCAGAGCCAGCAGAAGATAGCTGTTTAATCGTGATTGGGGTTACAAATTTTTGAGCCATGACCTCAGTCGTCTCTTATGTCGAGCCCCTCAGGGCCGATTAATTAAGCTTTCTTGCCGAAAGCCATATCTTTTGGATTGAAGTAACGAAGAATAACAGGCAACGCTGCTGCCCAGAGAGCATTGGCTGCCATCTTGACATCTCCTGTTGATACGTAAACAGCCACTGCTGCTCCAAGCACGCTTCGTGCGTAAGATGCTGCCATAGCTTTGTGTTCTGCTGTGATTTTCATAGTTTTCCTCTGTTTTCTGGAGTAGTTCTTATGGTTGCTTAGCCTGTTACGACAATACGGAACTCGTCCAGGGTGATAGAGGTTCCGTTAATTGTTACCACGACTGCATCATCGGTGGAACGAACGACATCACAGTTGACTGTTTCACCAGTAGACACTTGAAAAACCTGAACAATAACATTCTTTGTATTGAACTTGTGTTCGACGGTCGTAACCGAAGCTGGGTTGCCTTCTACTGTTGCAGCACAAGGTTGGGCGGCAATTCGAGCAAGCGCTGAAGTGGTTGTGGATGCGGCACCAGCGGATGTCTTGATGCCAAGGTTCGCTCGGGCATCTGCTACGGTCGTTGCGTTAGTACCACCATTGGCAATAGGAAGCGTTCCAGTAACGCCAGTTGTTAATGGGAGTCCAGTTGCGTTAGTGAGAACTCCCGATACAGGCGTTCCCAATGCTGGAGCAGTGAGCGTTTTGTTGGTAAGGGTCTCAGTACCATCTAAGGTAGAGAGGGTTCCCGTTGTGGGTAGAGTTACGCCCGTAGTGCCGGTCGTGGTGAGCGTAGTAGCGTGTGCTCCAGAGGTGGTGAGGTTTCCACCCAAAGTGATGGTTTTGCCGGTGTTGGCTACTCCAGTACCACCGTACTGACCAGCAATGACATTGCCTTGCCACGTTCCTGTACCAATTATGCCAAGTGTCGTGATTGAAGACTGACCAACATAGTTGGCTGAAATGTCAATCGCATCTTCGGTAATTGCTGTTCTGTTAGAGGTGACGTTGACATTGATTGTGTTTCCGCTCTGGGAAAGACCATTACCTGCTGTAAACGAGCCTGCGCCGGAGAACTGCGTGAAAGCAATAGCAGTAGAGCCGACAGTGATGGTTCCGTTAGTCGAGATAACAAATCCCTTGTCGGAGTTGTCAGTACCTTCTTCAACGAAAGTGAATGTTCCTGGCTTGAGCTCGCCGGTATCGGCCGTACCATTTGCGTCAGACGAGCGAGAAGCAGCACCAGAAGCGACGGCAACATAAATTCCGTTCTCTGATGCAGAGGTTTGGCCCATAAGAAGGACTCGGTCGCCCTCGGCAAGCGTCACTCCATCAATTGTGTCGCCGGCTTCAAGACCGTTGGCGATTGCTACTGGAGTAGCAGAGGCAACTCTGACCGATTGCTTTACGTCCAAGCCCTGACGGGCGGCATCAACATACCCCTTGGTGGCAATATGTGCTGCATCTGTAGGGGTGGCGATTTTAGCCTGACCGCTTGCATCACGCATAACCAACTTGGATGCAGTTGCATCTGCGGTAGCGTCGGCAAGTTTGGTGAAATCCGTTGCAGAGAAAAGACCAGCACTTGCAGAAGTTGCAAGATTTGGGGTAATTGAAATTTGCCCACCAGAATCAGTTATCGTTAGAGCTGTCGCATGAGTGCCCGCAGCTATTACGCCAGCAGCCGCACCAATGCCAGCAACGACTTTTCTCCACGCAGCGGCGGTTGAATCATAGATTTTAATGACGCCATCGACACTATTGAAGTACATCCGGCCATCAAAAAGCTCGGTTGAGGGGTCGGTAGTAAGGACCTCAAAACTGGCGTTAACTACCGCATTTTTATTGAGGTCAATATTTGTAAGAAACTTCTGAGCCATAGTGAGTCCTTATGTAAGGTATGCGTACCCTGAAAATCCAGCACTAAATAGCACTGAAACCTGAGTGTCTGATAAATATTGTACCTCACCGTAGACCACGGTCCCAGCAGAATCGACAACGGTTACTGAAGGCCTGCCGCCAAGAGTATGCGCAATGGTCCATGTTGACGAGGCCTGCTCCTGGATATGGACGTATCGCCTAGTGTTCGAGGAAGCAGGAGCGGATAATCTAACAACAACCTGATTTGGGGCATCCTGATTGACGATTACTTGATTGGCAGAATCCTCATTAATAATGACATTATTAGGGGCGGATTGGTTGACAACCACCTGATTGGGAGCATCCTGATTGACGATTACATTATTCGGGACATTACTCATCGCGTCACTTCTGGACTCAAATTAAACTCCCCCTGAAGAACTCTAGTAACAGTCCCTGTCGAGCTAACTATCTCCAGGTCATAGACGCCGCTGGTAGAGACCGAAGCCGTAACCGAAGCACTGACGTTAATATATATTTGATTTGTGGCGGCCCCTGAAGGGTTGATTGTCAGTGCCCCGTTTGCCGTAGTGAGGTGCAGTAAGACGCTTGCCGAGTCTATGGTTCTACGTACCTGCATTCTGGCCGTAAATCCGGACAAATTATAAGGCTCAAATGTGTTCCCGGTCGGGTCAGTTGTGAGGTCGGGCTGCTCAATTTCTATTAATCGAGTAAAGGTTGAGCCCTGTTGACACGTTAAGTTATAATTTCCTGCCAACATCGCGCCTAGAGCCTCCCAAAAAGCAGTTTCACTATTGATTGTAGATTAAATATCACTCAAATATGGCCAAGTATTTGAACCGCTTGATGATATCTCTGTTTGAAAACATGATTAAATTCTCAATATTTCTTGACGGGGTCGTGTGACCGTTTTTTATTAGTCTGAGTCAAGACCTATATGAAACGCCGAACCCAAAAACCAACGATTGCATTCCTCACCCATGATTGGTGTTGGGGCACAGACCCTCTACAGCCGAATGGGTGCGCATGGTACAGGTGTAAGCTCCCTTCTGATGAACTGAACAAAAGAGGGTGGTTTAGTGCTGTTGGATTCCCGGGATATAACGAACAACGCGGATTTGGGATGCTCACAGAAGACGGTCGGTCTGTCCACGGATGGGACATTATTGTCCTGAAGCTTTTAATGCAGAAAGAAGTACTCGAATCAGTATTTAAGGCTCAAGCAATGGGGCAAAAAATCGTCGTAGATGTTGACGATTGGCACGACGGGCTGTCGGAATCGAATAGGGCTTATGCGGCAACTGACCCAAAAACTAACCCAGATTCAAATAGAGAGATATACGCACAGATAATTATGGCTGCCGACGCCATAATCACGTCAACACCGTTCCTGTTTGAATATTACAGCAAAAAACGCAACAATGTTTTCATGGTGCGCAACGGCATCGACCTTCATCGATGGACGCGAAAGCAAATAACAGTTAACAAACGTCCTCGTATCGGATGGGTCGGAGCAACTCATTGGCGCTCCAACGACCTTGAGCAGCTCAATAAGTTTATGGGCAAATACATTCAAAGCAGAAAACTTTTTTTTCAACATTCTGGACACAACCCAAGTGCGCCGCTGGCACATGAGCTTTTAGGAATTGATGAAAAGTATTCTAAAATTACATCCATGGCCCCAATTTACCAATACCCCAATTTATTTAAACAAATTGATATTGGAATTGTTCCTTTGAATAATATTGAATTCAATCACGCAAAATCCTTCATCAAGGGTCTTGAGTATGTGGCGGCCGGCATTCCCTTTGTTTCTTCATATTCTCCCGAATATCAATATTTAGCAGACAAGGGAGTAGGTCGAATTGCAAACACAAAAGACGAATGGATGCACCATTTAGACCAACTAATTGACGTCACCGCGAGACGAAACGAAGCTGACAAAAATTACGAGATTGCAAAAGATTTTTCCATGGATGCTCGTGGTGATGACTGGGACGCAACGATGAAGTTCATCAAGGACAATATTTAGCCGTGAATGATATTCGGTGGACTTTTGGGATAGTTACGGGATTTGAAGACCGTCAAAGACTTGATGAAATAATTAATTCAATAAGGAATTTGTCCATTCCCGAATATGAAATTCTCTTGATTGGCGGGGGTGGCAATGAATTTTCTAATTCCGCCGAAGACTTGAGGGTAATCGATTTTGACGAATCACAAAAATCTAAATGGATAACAAGAAAAAAGAACATTCTTGCCGCTGAAGCAAAATACGAAAATATTGTATTAATGCATGACTATCACGTTTTTGATAAAGACTGGTATGTGAATTTTAAATCTTTTGGTACAGACTGGGAAATATGTTCATGCCCTCAGTATTTGATTACCGGAGCCAGAAACCCGATGGATTGGTCTCTTTGGGATAAGCCAGACCACGGCAGGGCATGGTCACTCGACTACGACGACTGGTCGCAAACCCAATACATGTATATCTCTGGCGGATTCTTTATAGTTAAAAAACACGTTCTACAAGAAGAGCCTCTTGATGAGTCTCGGGGTTGGAATGAAGAAGAAGATGTCGAATGGTCTATGAGGGTGCGTAACAAGTACGTCATGAAATGTAATGGTGGAAGCGTTGTTAGACACAATAAATGGCATAGACATGCCGGCCCGGAATCCCAATGAAAAGTCAAAAACTGATTATATTTGACCTAGATGGAGTGCTTATAGATTCACGCGATGTTCATTACGAATCGCTAAATAAAGCCCTATCTCTGGTTGGAGAAGAGTTCGTTATCTCTCGCAGTGAACATTTATCTACCTTTGATGGACTTGGAACTACAAAGAAACTAGAAATGCTCACCTCTATGAAAGGGCTTCCAAAAGATTCCCATTCAGAAGTGTGGGAAAACAAGCAAAAGTCAACTATTGAAATATTGAGCTTATTGCCAAAAAACGCAAACGCAATAGACATAATGCAAACCCTAAAAGCGGATGGCTGGAAAATAGCCGTTGCGAGCAATGCTATTCGTGAAACAGTAATTACTGCTCTCAACGCCATAGGCGTCCTGCACATGGTTAGCCACATCATGAGTAACGAAGATGTAAAACATCATAAGCCTCACCCAGAAATGTACTGGCAGTGCATGATTAACTGCAGTGCAACTCCTTCTTCAACGATAATTGTTGAAGACTCGCACATAGGTAGAGAGGGAGCTAACGCTTCTGGGGCTCACCTCTATGCAATAAAAGACTCATACAGCCTAGATAAAGAAAGATTATTACGAATGGCATCAGAAATTAATGCAAGCCAAAGAACAAATGTTGCGTGGAAGAACGAAAAGATGAACGTTCTTATTCCTATGGCTGGAGCTGGTTCACGTTTCTCCCAGGCTGGATACACATTTCCCAAGCCTCTCATCGAGGTTCACGGCAAGCCAATGATTCAGATGGTGGTCGATAATCTTAATATTGATGCCCATTTCATATTTCTTGTACAGAAAGAGCATTACGAAAAATACAACCTCAAGCAAGTATTGAGCATTATTAAACCTGGATGCGAAATAGTAATTGTTGACGGAATGACAGAAGGGGCAGCATGCACGACCCTTCTCGCTTCTGACCTTATAGACAATGACGCCCCTCTTCTTATGGCAAACTCTGACCAGTTAATCGAGTGGAACAGCAATGAGTGCCTATACGCGTTTGATGCAGATGAAATTGACGGCGGAATACTTACGTTTAAAGCAACTCACCCAAAGTGGTCTTATGCAAAAATAGGGGAAGACGGGTTTGTTGATGAAGTTGCTGAAAAAAATCCAATATCAGACAATGCCACGGTAGGGGTTTACTACTGGAAGCATGGCTCTGACTATGTTAAATACGCAAATCAAATGATTGAAAAAAACATAAGAACCAACAATGAGTTCTATGTTTGCCCCGTATTTAATGAAGCAATTCAAGACGGAAAGAAAATACGAATTAAAGAAGTTTCCGAGATGTGGGGAATCGGAACACCGGAAGACCTCAACTATTACTTGGAGAACCATAAGTGAAAAAGACAAAAACGGACTACCTGTCCATGCAAAATAAGTATTATGACGAATATGCGAGTCAGTGGTCGTTGTCTTTCAGAGACCCTGTCGTTGGTTCGTACGATGCCCACAACAACTGGGCAGACTATGACACTGTTTTGTT